CATCCGGCTTTTACAGTTATCGTAGTTGCCTTTTTCTTTTCTGCATCCAGGTAATACTCATAAGCGTTTCTGACGGTTGAATGCGTCAATGCTACATCTGTACTAACCTCATGTTTTACAGCATAGCGGTCAACATAGTTCCTGAATGCTTCGTTGTTTTCGTAAAAACTTTTCATAGCTACCTCACTTTCTTTTCGTTACTAAATCCAAACAGATATCGCCGTTACCAAAAGACCATATACATTTCACTTTCAGATTATCAAACTGACGCATATCTTCCGGGCTATGCATCCCACAATAATCGCCATCAATGCCGATCATGTAGACAAAACGTTTGGACAATACTTTCCGCAGCTTCTTTACTTTCATTTCAACACCACCTTTTCAAAACCTCAATGATTTCTTTGTACGCATATTTTCTGCCGACAAGACAAGCTGCCATTGAATCGTATGATCTTTCATAATCTCTTTCGCACTCTGCAAGGTTTTTTTCAAAGTTTTCCTTTTCCAGCGAAATAGCGAACACAAGCGCATCGTATCTGTCTGCTTTCTCTTTTGTTGTTAGTTTCATTTTTCACCGCCTTTTAACCTAATCTTCCTCATAACTGTAAACATTCTCAATTTCATAACTGTTAGAGCAACAATCAGGATATAAGTCACAGCACAATTCTGATAAATATTCGTGCGCCATTTCCTCTGCTTCTTCTTTTGTGTTACAGAAAAATGATGTTTTAACCTCTATCGTTGCTTCTACTTCCCACTCTTTCATAATTCATTTCTCCTTACATCTTCTCCAACTCTAATTCCAAACTGAATGTATAATCTTCAATAACCCTTAGTATTCTTTTTGCAAGTTCTCCGCTTACTTCTAACTCGTTGCTTATACATCCGTATGCAGTTCTCAATTTGAACCTCTCATTATGCAAACGCAAAATATTCCAACATCTTTCACAGCTATTGACAAATCTTGTCAGTTCGTCAATCTGTTTCTTGTAATCTTTTGCTTTTTCAAGCGTTTCTATTGTCATTTACTCACCGCCTTTCTAAATCCAACTCCATCTGCTCAAACTGTTTCTGCTTTGATCCTGTTTCTCCATCCAAAAGATACTGCCGGATAAATCTGTTTGCGTATTGTGGATGTATTTCAGACCTTAATACTTCTCTCCGTTTACCGTCTTTGTCTGTTATATTCTGTAATGCGCTTACCGTTTCCACATAATCTAAAGCTTTGAAAACAATATTAAATCTAGGTTTTGTGCCTATGAACCAATATTGAGTAGGTTTTCTGTAGATATCTCCGTTCTCCCGTCTATCTTTGTCGATAACCATAGGTTTTATCGCCCAATATCTTGTAAGATAATGCTGAGTGCTATACGGATTCTCAATAATAAGGCGCAAACCACGTTCAATGCAGATAAGTACAAGTTTTGTTATAGTCGTGTAATTCTTATGTAACTCATTATGCTGTTCTATATCGTATTCCAGCTTTTGTTTATCCGTGTAATTCTGCATTTGAAATCTATCACAGCGAAATCCCAATATAGCCTGATCCTCAAACTTTGTGCACGGGAAGAATGCCAAAACATAATCATCCTTTGATATATTGTCAAAGATTGACGGTTTACCGGCATATCCGTTCTCAATCTCGGCAAACAAATCAATCTGATAGTCTGTTTCGCCGTAATCATTCAGAATGTCATAGTCGTATGCTTCATACCCTAACTTGCGAAACTCATTCTTGAACGTGCCGGATTGTTCAAAAAAGCAATGATATACCGTTCGTTCGTTCGTTCGTTCGTTCGTTCGTTCGTTCGTTCGTTAAAGCGTTTTCTGATTCAATCGGCCTGTCAAGCATTTATCTCACCCCTTCTCAGATTCTTTGCGTGCGCTTTATTTCTTTCATCTGTCACCCATTCAAGATTGCTAACGGAATTATTCTGCTTGTTTCCGTCCTTGTGGTTGACTTGCGGAAGGTTGTTTGGATTCTCGATAAACGCCATAGCCACAATCCTGTTTACACGTTTCTTGATACTTTTGCCGCCTAAAGACAACCCAACCTTAAAATAGCCTTTCTTGTTCTGATACGGCTTCAAGATTGTTCCTGTTTCGGCATTGCGGATTCTTCCCCAACTGCTTACTTGATACTTGCCGTTAAAACCGTCAATGTTTTTCCAAATTTCCATATCATCACTCCCCATTTCCATAAATCAGCACATCCGAGCACTTATCCTTTATAGCGTGCCTATACATATCGCGCTGCCGTTTTGTTGCTTCTTTGTAGCAATAGCAATGTTCAGGATTGCCTTTTTCGTACTTTCGCCTTTCACCTGTCAATTCGTAGTAATCGCAGCAATCGCAAGTTCCCAGCTTTCCACCATATAGGCAAGTATGTTTCGTTTTGCTAACAATCGTTGCCTTGCAAATTCTATATCCGGCCTTGCTGGATTCTTCTTGTTCGGCAATGTTTTTCTTTTTGTTTTCCTCTTTAGCAATCTCAGCATTTGTTTTCCTTGCCTTGATTGACATTCCTTTTAGCCCTTTTCTGTTCACATGATACTGTACGGCTTTAGGTGTAATGCCAAACATATTAGCGATCTCTATATAGTTTTTCCCATCTTTCACAAGGCTTTCCAGCTTTTCTACATCCACTTTCCCGGGGAAACTATAAGATATCCCCATTTTCTTCATGTACTTGTAGACAGATTGCCGTGACATACAACTCAACTTTGCTATCTCTGATATTGGCATTTCCTTTTCAACGCCCATATTGATTATTCTTTCGATTTCTTCTTTCCGCATATTTCCACCGCCTTTACTTCTTTTCGATACCGAAAAAGTCAAATAATGTCGGTGTGTCGGCTTCTTGTTCTGCTTCTTCAAGATATCCAACTCCGTCACGGAAATAATCGGGATTCAACTCAATGCCATATCCACGCCTTTTCATTTTTACTGCCGTCATAGGTACTGTCATAAGGCCGCCGAAAGGATCAAGGACTAAATCTCCCTCATTGCTAAAGCGATTTATAATACGCTCTACGATATCTAGCTGCAGAGGGCAAATATGACCTTCTTTTTTCCTGTTTACCTGATTCAGATTCAGAGTCCGCATACGGTTTATATCATCCCAAACCTCTGCAAGATTCCATGATCCGGGAGCGACAACCATATAGATAGCCGGTAACTTTCCTTTTTCGTCAAGCTGTTTTGCAAGCGCTAAATGCTCATCATAGTTGTATACCGTTTCGCGGCTATATTTACGATAAACATTCTGCAGCAAACTATGGTCTGTTATTGCAAACAACTCATCTTTTGAGAGAAGCCTATCTCCTGATGATCTCCAATAAGCGTGTGCGTCAAGCTGCCATTGTGCCCTTGTATATTCTTCTTTTGTTTTCTTAACGGGAACATCTGCATAAGCTGTGCTTCTATCTGTCGGCAGCTTTCTGAAAAGCAAAATATATTCAGGACAGCCAACGCCCATTTTCGATCCGTCTTTGCACTGTTCCGTCCAGCCAAGTCTATATGTTTGGTTATTCTCACGAACCACATCTGTCACAACGGTAATCATGCCGAAATACATAAACCCGTGTTTCATATAATGCTTAATGCAATCAGCGTGAAACGGCTCGATTGTCGGCATACCTGTTCCCGTAGCATTTCCGAAAAGCACTCTGTCTTTCACATGGATTGCAGCTACTCTGCCTGGCTTCAAAATTCTAAGAAGTTCCGGCGTGAGATAGTCCATCTGCTCAAAAAACCTATCATCATCTTCGTTGTGTCCAAAATCTGCATAGTTTGCAGAGTATTCATAGTGATTGCCGAACGGGATAGATGTATGGATAAGGTCGATACTGTTATCTGCCATCTTCCTTGTTTCATTCACACAATCATCATTTACCGCCGTATAATGCTTGCCCTCTACTTTCACGCTTTTCACTCCCATCTTTCTACTAAGGCTGTTTGCTATCTTTGCATTGCTAAGTCCGTATGTTTTGATAATGTCTATCATCCTGGCTACCATGTGATTATGGCGTTTCCATTTTTGTTCAAGTTCTTCTCTGACAGATCTTTCGTTCTCCATGTAGATAATGTCGATAACGACCTGTTTTGTCTGCAAGAACCTATAACATCTATGTACGCTTTGGATGAAATCATTGAATTTATAATCAATGCCGACAAATATCTCTCTGTGGCAAAACTTCTGAAAGTTGCAACCGCTGCCGGATATCTCTTTTTTCGTAGAGAAAATCCGTATCTTTCCATTTGAAAAGTCCATAACGCGCTTTTCTCTTAAATCGTAGTCCATATCTCCCGTGATATAGACAGATTCAGGCAGCGCCTTTTTGATTGCGTCACGCTCTTTGTTCGTGTCGTGCCATATAAGGAAATGCTCATCTTCCGGGGCTGCTTCAACTATTTCAAGCATTTTCGCAACGCGCTTATCGCAGCTTTCCCTTTTGATCTTCGCTTCTTCTTTCAGACCTACAGACGCTTCATTGAAAAGCACAAACTGTCCGTCTTTGTCTGTCTCTTTGCCGTATTCAATCGGTATCTCATGCCAATTTACTTGTAACTCCGGCAGCACATATCCATCATCCGAGTATTCCTCTGACAAATCAGACGGCTTTGTTACAAATAAAGCCCAGCTTGAAACCCACATCCAAAACTCATCTTCTTGCGCCGGATATAACGTCAGCTTGTTAGCTTTCGTGCTGTCACGCTTAAAGAACCTTGTCAACGCTTGCCCGGTGTCCATAACTTCAAGATATCCAGCGTAGTGTATTAGTTCCTTGTACTTGTTCGGTGACGGTGTAGCTGTCGCAACCAGCTTGTATTTCACCGACTTAAACAGCGGTAAAAACTCCTGATAAGTTTTGCTGCCGAAACTTCTAAGAACAGATGCTTCGTCAAGTGACGTTGCCACAAAATATGACGGATCAATATCACCATCCCGGACACGCTCATAGTTTGTAACCATGATATCTGTCTTTGCTGCTTTGACTTCTTCCATTGTCCGAACATAATCAGGTGCATCATATCCAAGCAGTTCAACTGCATCATGCGTAAACTCTTGTTTCACACCAAGCGGCAGCACAATCAACGCTTTACCGCCCTCATGGTCAATAACTTGTTTGCAAAACTCTAACTCCATGCTAGTTTTGCCAAGCCCAAACGCTTCAAACAGCGCCCGTCTGCCACCTCTAAGCGCCCATATCACGCTATCTCTCTGATGCGGCTTTAATGCCTTATTGATTTTTTCAGGATCAACCTCAAATCCTGTCTCTTTAGCAATCTCAACCTTAGTTTTCAGAAATTCTTGATAATTCATCCTCACTTTCCCGAAAAGACAACCCAGGTTTACGTGCACAATCTTTTTGCCCTTTCGTTATATTTTTTTGCGGTATATATGCGTCCATATCTGCCGCATTATGTTTTACTTGCGTAAAATCGCAAATAACGTGTGTGTTTTATTGTTAGCCTATACTTGTTAGGCTTATACCCTAAAAACGCAATTTCAACTTGTTTCGTAACTAATTCTTAGTATCATTTTGACATTCTGCGTTCGCGGTATATCGCCAATCTTTCGGCAGCAGCAATTTTTTCTTCTTCCGTAAACTTTCTGCCTTTTCTTCCTACATTGATTTTCACCCATTTAACCGGGAAATGTGCCACGATACTGCCGTCAGGGTTTTCAGCAACGATCTGACACTCATCCGGCTTATCTTCTGCCAGCTTTTTCAGCTTGTTCACAAACTTAGGCGAACAAAATGTGCCTGTTGCCTGTTTACTTCCGTACAGAAATTCGATTGCATTCTCTTTACTTTCAAGCATTTTTCTTCATCTCCTTATACCTTGCTTCAAAAATGTTTATCAGAGCGCTTGCCAAGTTTCGTCTTAACAATCTAGGCTCTTGTGTTCCAAAAGCGTTTACTTCTTCAATGACCGTGCTCCAATACGTTTCCGTATCTTCCGGCTGCCAATGTTTCTGCAACAGCTGCCAAAACTCATTAAGCACTATCCATTCAGGATCATCTTTTGAAAACTTTACGCTTGCCATATAACCACCGCCTTTCAAACCGTAAATGGCGTTTCGTCCATCTGTGTAAAGCCGTCCTTGTCTGTTATTTCCTCAAACTTCATCAAATCGCCATTGAATATCATTTCAACTCTGCCTGTTTTGCCCTGTCTATTCTTCTCGATCTTGCAGCCTTTTCTTCTCCCGTCCTCATCTATGTTCCAAAGCAGCAATATTTCGCTTGCATCTTGTTCAATATCTCCGCTTTCCCTTAACTCTGACATTGACGGTTCTTTATCTTCCCGGCCAACGCTTGCCCTGTTCAACTGCGATAGCACGACTACAGGCATCTCCAAATCCGTTGCTAATGCTTTTATTGCATGGCTTATTTCTCCTACCTCTGCAAATCTGTTTCCCCTATATCTGCCCTCAGGCTTTATAAGCTGCAAGTAGTCTATGATAACTAAGTCGTAACCCTTGTTCTTGCATTCGTTACGGATCGTTGCTATCGTTTGGCTGCCCGTTGTAACGACTATGCTTTCTTTTTTCTCCAACAATTCGTTCGCTTTTCGGAATCTCTGTTCTTCATCGCCGGTATAACTGATTGCTCTACGTATCCTTGTCAGCCCTATGCCACTTGCAGATGATACAAACCGTTCGTATATCTGCTTTTCCGTCATTTCTAGGTTGAAATATCCTATCTTCTTCCCTAAATCCGCAAAATGACTTGTTATTTGTGTTGCAAATGCAGACTTTCCAACAGCTGGCCTTGCGCCTATCACGATCATATCTCCGGCTTCAAAACCGCCTAACATATCATCCAATGTGCTAAACCCAAGATGTATTTTTTGCTTTTCCTGTTCCTTGAAATACTCTCCTTTGTTTTCTTTCACAATCTGCGGCAGCGTTTTTGTTCTTTCGGATCGCCTATTGTTCAGCCGGTCAATCTCCAATGTCAGATAGTCCATAGCGGCATCCAGGTTATCCGGCGTTATCTGCACTTTGTTTAAAACATCGTTAAGCTGCCTTGATTTATACGCGGTTATGATTGTTTCTGCATCTGCTTTAGCCGTATCTGTTGAATAACCACTCGATAAGCTGTCTCTCAGTTTGCTTTCAATAAGGCTTGCCGGAACACCGTTTGATTGTGCTACCAGCTTTTGTTGTAAAACCGCAATGCCGATCTTCTCATTTTTTTCTTGTGCCTTTTGGAAAAGTGCAAAAGCCGAAGCGTAAATGTTATCTGCAAACATCGAAGCGTCAAGTTCTGCTGGCAGCTTGTTCATAAGTTCGCCATCTGTTGTTAGCAGCGATCCTATGATGCTTTGTTCTGCATATACTCCATCAATCAATGCTATCAATTCCTTTCAGCCAATTTATCAAAGTCGGCATACACCCTCTTTCAGTTTCTTTTTCCCGGACAAACTCGATTAGTTTGTTGGATAGTTTTGTAGCCTTGCTAACACTCTTGCCCGTGATTCTGTCAAACTCCATCCGTTCTCCCGGCGAATCTTGATAGCAAGGATAATGCGATATTGCCGTGTAGTAGATATTGTTGTATTCCAGCCGCATTGTGTTTTGCTGCTCCTGATAATACTTGTACGGCTTTCTTATGTCGGCTATTGTAGGTGGATAGCTATTCTCTTTCACATAATCGGCCATTGCCTTTTGCGCTATTTCGTTTGGCATATCAGATAGATACTCATACCAGGTCAGGATCATTCTCGCAAAATCCTCTTTTTCGATATCTTTCCATTTCTGAAAAACATCTTTTGCCCTAACCATCATTTCCGCGACCTGTTGTTTTGTCATTTTCACTCACCCTCTTTCCCGATAATCTGCATAATATCGTCTACCGTAAAACTATCTTGCTTCTTTTCGTTTGGTATCTTGTCGAGATATGGACCTGACCAATTCCTTGACATTGCATAGTCAAATTGTTTTTTTACCTTTTCCTCTCCGTGAACAGACACCGAATTTGTAACCTCGTTTATAAACTTCTTGAATCCTATCTCTGTAGGATAAACCTTATCGCCTTTTTGTTTTTTATACTCAAACCATTCTCTTAAACACAACTTAATGCTTTCTGACAGATTAGTTTTTTCTAATTCCTCAAAAGGGGATATAGATTGTTTTTTGGTATTCCTCTTTTTCTTCTCTTTTGGATTTTCAGTAGGGGGAGATATAGAGGGGGTAATATTTATTTCTTTACTTTCTTTATATTCTTCTCCTTTATTTATATTTATTATGTTATGTACATTTCGTTGTACATTCTGTTGTACATCTCGTTGTACAGTTTGATGTACATTCTGTTGTACATTCTGTTGTACATCATTTTCTAAAAAACCTTGATAACGCTCGTAGTTTACTATGTTTATCGTTGTACATTGCTTAGTGGCTTTTACAGTTACCATTCCAGCATCTTCCAACGCTAAAATATAGTCCTTTACTGTACGTCTATCCCAACCCCATCTCGCACCTAATTTCACAAAAGAGGTCTTAAAAGTTCCCCTCTTTATGACTATGGTTTTCTTCCCGGATTTAACTTGCTTATCTTTGTAATTTGCAAGCATAAGCAAATCAACCCAAGCTTGAAAATGGTTCGCTCTTTCATCCCATACAAGTTCGTTTTCCCAAATACACCTATGCAGTTTTATGAATCCCTTGTCTGCCAACTTAATCACCACCGCCTATATGCTGCCTTACGGCAACGACATATTCATCTAGCCCTATCGCCCTGATTTCTATAACTTCGATATTCAAAAACTCTTTACTAAAAATAAAATCGGGATCGTAAAATATGGAGTCGCTGCCAACAGAAACTTGTAAATGATCTGAAAACATATTTGCCGATACTGCGCTGTGCATTTCAGCAATATTCTCGAAAAATATAAATTTAGGCTTTGCAGAATAGCTGGTAACAAAATTGTATAAATCTCCTATTGTCATCTTCAAACCCTCCCACTCTCCATATCGGCCAGCAAATTACTAGCCATCTTCAAGTTGCGATTGATTGAAATACTCCGTAACTTTTCCTGGGCGATATAGTGACGAAGTTCCGCAATATCGTCTTTATCCGGGATAAAATATCCTTTCCCATTCGACAGATTCAGGATCACGTTTTCCTGTCTCGCTTCTTCAATAAGCCGCCGCATAGCGCGATCATTTGTAGCCAGCCCGTGCAAAATGCACCTGTTCAGAAGTTCCATTCTGCTGATAGCGTTGTTTTTCCCTTTTGGGATAAGGTTTTCAATCTTCATTCGTTTGTTCTCCTTTCATAGTCTGATATTCATGTTTCCGTGTTCATTCGTCCACTCAATAGCTTGTCTCATTGTTACACCGTTGTTTTTAACCACATCTAACAATCCGTACATCTTTGGGTGCGTTTCTTTTAGTCGTTCAAATCTTCCATCTCCAGGCTTTTCTAAATGGCACCCAAATCCGCAGAGCATACATCCTGTTCTTTGGCAGCCGGTACATTTCAGCGTAGGTCTTTCCTTGTCGAAAACTCCAAAATCTGAAAGCGACATTTGATTTTCAACTTGCCCCATAGCTGCATAGTCGGTAACTATATCCCCATATACAGGACAGATTTCTAAGTCATTTTCAACGATATAAGCAAGCACATCTTGTTCCAGCCAAAATGCCATCGGATTGCTAATAGGTCTTTTAAGGTGAAAGCCATTGCAACCGTCTTGCAACCATTTCTGTGTTCTTAATCTGCTTTCGCTTGCCATTTGCGCTGTTATAGCGTTTCTGCCTGTTCTTTTGGAATACTCTTTCGCCGGGTTTTTCTTCATTATGTCGCAACACTTATTTGAAATTTCAAAAGGTGCTTCGAGCATAAACTTGTACTTTTCCATTGAATATTTCGATCTATCAAATTCAGGGATATTCTCCTGAATCTTGATTTCCTGATTCTTCGTCAGCATTCCCAGCATTATTGCAAGCCTTTGGTTCGATCCCCCTTGCCGGTTCTTCATTCGTTCGTTTAGAATATTCGCCAATTCCTCTAAGTTTACGGAATTTATTGTCGTATCCCCCCCACTCGGATTTTGCATACTTGCCCGTTCCGCACAACTTATCATAGAAGTAGTAATAATTGCCCTGTCTGTCTGAATGAATCTCTCTCTCTCTCTCTCTCTCTCTCTCTCTCTCTCTCTTGATATAATGTCCGTTTTCAAAAACGATAGTTTCATCATACGATAAAGATTCTTGCAGCCTTTCAAATTCCCTATGTGCTTTTATATGTTCGCTAGCATTAGGATATTTATAAAGATTTTCAATTCTGTTATCTGTTTTGACGAAGTTAATGTGATGTATTATTTCATCACTTGTTAACACTTCCCCATAATAGTTTTCCCATATAACCCTATGCTCTCTCCGTCCTGTTTTTCCATCGCGATAATATCCGTCAACTGTTGCACGTTCTTTTTTATCTGCGTGAAGAGGATCACCCCATCTTTTATATTGGATATAATGTTTATTACACATTCCAAGACAACCCTTTTTACCAAGCAGATTATCGCAATATATACATTTTTGTTCAGAACGCTTTTTTATAACAATCTTTTCGTTTTGTTCTTCAACAATGCTATTCAAGTATTTTCTTGCACCTTGCACGCATTCACTCACTTCTTTACTAATTAGTGGGAAACCGTACTTTTCGCACACTTCCATGAAACTGTATTTTGGCTTTATAATCTCCACGTTCTCAAATTTCTTTGCAAACTCTCTGAGTTCGGGAAATTGTGTAGGAACATCGAAAAATACTGCCGGTATATTTTTATATCCAAACTTATTTCTTATAAGGTCTAACAAGACCGTGCTATCTTTGCCGCCGCTGAATGAGATATAAACGCCATCTTCGCCGTAAGTATCTATCCAACTTTTCACACGTTCCCGCGTCATAGATATCTTCTTATCTAGCGACAACGCCTGATATTGATATAACTCGGGTAAACTATGTATCTTTGCCATCTTTCATTCCTTGCCCTTCCACTTTACGGGATATGCGCCACCGTTTTTCTTGCAATGAACAACCCACTTGCTACATATAAGCCAATCTGTACTGATAGTTCCGTCAGATAACAGGACTTCCACTTCGTCCGAAAACGATCCGTTTCCGTCTATAACTTCTCCTGGTAACTGTTCTTCGCAATCAATCCATCTGTCCATTAAGCAACCTCACAATCATCTCTCCGCTTTCTTCCGGCGTACAAAATTTGAAAACTACGCCGTATTTGCGTTCCAATGTCATACACGCTTTCATAAGAGTCACGCCTTTTGTCGCACTAGGATAAAGCTGTTTTCCGTTGCGGCGTATAAACAATCTAGGATTCTTCCAGCTATGAAGTTCAGACAGATTGCGGATCGTGGGATTGTATATATCCCGTGTACCTTTAATAAGGCCGCCCTTGTTTTCCACCAAGATATAAAGTTTAACGCCGTTGTTCATAGCAAGAATTGCTTCATCCCGGAAACGATCATGCTGTTTGCCGCAAATATCAGAAACTAACTCGGCAATGTCGAATTTTGAATCTACGCACACGTTGTATGATCCGAGAAAATCCATCTTCTTAGGCTGCATACCTCTGATTTTCTTTCGTGCGATCACATCTGCAACACGTTCATCACAAATCACATAATCGCCAACCGGCAACGGATAACGCATAACCTCAACGCCTTGTTTTTTCCAATAGGCGTTTTTGATTTTGTGCTTTTCCTCTTTTTGTGCTTTATCCTCTATAAGCGTCAACATATCTCCAAAACCTTTCCTTTTTCAGCTACATCTACAACCACATTCTCCGGCAGAATTGCCCTTATTTCTTTCAAACAGTACGGAATATCCATCGCATAGCTTGTATGGCAAATTACAACCGATTTCAGATTGTCTGTAGCATTTACACGGATAAACTCTTTCGTTACATCGAATGAAGCGTGACCTCTGCACTTATGAACAAAGTTTGGGCTTTCCGTTTGGATATATCTTTCTTCCCAATTCACTTCTATCAGAATGAAGTCAACCGCCGCTTTCGTGAACACATACTTGCAAAACTCAAAATCCGTCAGATAAAGCATTTGAAAACCGCTTGTATGTCTGATATAAAATCCGCAATTATCGCATCCATCGTGCGGCAAACTATAGGTCTGTACCGCCCATGCACCGAAAGTTCTTCTGTCCTTTCCACCCTCAATCAGATATGGCCTATAAACATCCAGCCCCAGCAGTTCAAGTTCTTCTGCTGCCAAACTATGATCCCGGTGTGAATGAGATATTAAAACCCCATCCACACTTGAAAAATCATAGTTCATAGCCACCTTAATATCTTTTGACTTGATACCGGCATCCAGGATAAGTGTTCTTCCGTCATTGTCTGATAGCAGATAGCAGTTTCCTGATGATCCACTCCCCAGCGTTTCAATCCGCATTTTCCGTAACCTCAAATTCTTCGCCGTCAACGAAAAACTCAACCGTATTAGCTTCTGCTTCAACCTCTGTATCGTGGATTTCCTTTACATCGGTTTCGATTGCAACTTCTTCATCAAAAGTGCTTCGTTGCGCCGGGTTTTCAAACTCCAAGTCAATGTACTTGCAGAGCCTACGGATAACGGTCTTGCGATACATCTCTCCTGTAAAGTCTTTCCAGGCCGGACTATTGCTGGCTTTACTATGCTTTCTTGTGTTTTCCAACTCCGAAAGCGGCATAACCTCAAAATTCATACCCCCATCACGGTAAATAACAGCAGCAAAAGCACCAATAATAGCGCCGTCATTCAGAAACTTAGGCTTGAAATTAAAAGTCTGTTCGCCGTTAATAATCGTTTCCTCAAACACATCTCCCTCACGGATCAGCTTTGCGTAGATTTCCTTGATAGGCCGTGTTGAATACTTCTTTGCCAGCTTCATTTCCCCGGTGTAGCTTGTCTGATAATTCAGCTTGCTACCATACGGAATCAGATAGCACTCTTTGTTGACAAATTCCAAACCAAGACTTGCCCCTTTAAGCAGCCCGGCCATGATCTGTGCCTGTGAATACTTAGCAAGCGTTTCTGCGTTGTCATTCAGTACAGAAATGCAATTCTGCACGAACCTTGTCTTGTTAAAATCTTTCGGCAGCGCATCTGTCACTGAATCGAGTTTTACTGTAAGCGCTTCTCCAAAGTTCTGTTTGTTCTCTGCTACCTGTGTTGTTTTCTCTGCCATAGTCACATCTCCTTTACTGTCAGTTTGCAATCGTCACGCTTAAAGTAAATCGCTTGCTGCTCAATATCAAAAACCCTGTTAGGATCAACGCTTTCCATATCATCTTGCATACATGGGAGCGAAACATTGTTTGCCTTTTGGAAACCTCTTACAAGGTCAAGCTGGCACAAGAGTTTATCGGACTTATTAAGTGAAACTTCGTAATCAATCCCGGAAACCAACAGTTTACATACCTCTGCATATCCACCGTTTATGAGTTCAGAGAAAAATCTCCACTTGATAATTGAGAAAAACTGATTGACGGAATCTTCCAGCATTGCGATTTTCGCCTTGCTATAATCTTCAAGCAGCGCGATTATTCTTTCCTGTTTAAGAACATTCTGACCGACTACTCTTTGTTCATCTTTCAGGTGGCCGATACGTTCATCAATCCTGTTATTTGCTTCGACCTGTGCCAGCTTGCGCTCTACTTCTGCGATTTTCGACTTAATTTCGGCCTTTTCTTCATCAAACGTAGAAACACTCACCTTTGCTTTTAACGCTTCGATTTCGGCCTGTTTAGCCTTGTACTCTGCGTTATCTTCGATACTCTCAACATTGACATTTGAAAGTTCAGTTTCTTTGACCTTAATCTGCACTTCTACAGATTTTTTAGCTTCTTTGTCGTAGTCGAGTTCTTCTTTGACAGCTTCGACTTTCTTTTCCATATCTGCCTTGCCAGCTTTTAAACTGTCGATATAGTCAATAAGCCTATCCATTTCAGCCTTGCAGTTATTCTCGAAAACAATTCTCATTGACTCTGCTTTTTCTGCTGGATATGCCTGACCGCAAGTAGGGCAGATAAGGCTTGCATCATCAAACACTTTTCCTTTTGCAAGCGCAAGCTGGTTTTCCGCATCTGTAAGTGCCTTATCATTGTTTGCAGCGATAGTCGAATATGCTTGCAAATCTCTTTCGTGATTTTTGATATTCGATTCAATCGTTTGCAGCGTGTTCTTAAACTCCATGAGTTCCATTTCCGAATCATGCCGCAGATCTTTTTCATGGTTTCTGTGATCCTGTTCGATTTCACTTAAATCGAATTTTGCTTTAAGAATCTGCTCTCGGATTGCCGCATCATCTTTCTGCCTATCTTCAACGGCTTTCAACTCGTCATTCAGAGAATTTTTCTCCAATTCGAGTGCCGAAAAGTCATATTCGATAATCTGATTTTCAAGTTCCGCGATCCTGACCGGGATTTCTGCCTGGTTTTTCTTCAACGCTGTAATGGTCTGTTTTGACCGTTTCATAAGTTCATCAATCGTGCCTACCTTTAAATCTGCACGGAGTTCTTCAAAGCGGCTGTCTGTTGCGATTACATCATCATCCGTAAAGGACTTTGCAAGGCCAAGAACCTTTGCGCGGCGCTTTTTACTATCCAAAGACAGAAAAGCGTTTGCGTTAATGCAGAACGGAAGTTCAACCGTGTTGCAGATATTGTCGTTGATAAACTGTTCAAAATCCTTTGCCTTTTTCGGAACGCTGCTGATCTCATAGATATTCTCGTTTCCCTGAAAATCTGCCGTATCTGTTCCGCGTTTCTTGACCCATTTCTGCTTCTGAATCTTTGTCAAGATATATTCGCTGCCGTCAATATCAACCGTCAAATCAACACGGATTTCAACGTTATCAATCTTGTTTCCGTTTTCATCATGCGGCCTGATATTATCTCCGGCTGATGAGTTGTCTGCCAGCTTGTCTGTCAATACCCACAAAACCGCGTTTCTGATCGTTGACTTGCCCTCTTTGTTAAAGCCGCTGATAAGCGTTTTGTTATAAAGGTCTGTCTCAAAAACTTTGATTGCACAAAAGTTTTCAATCCTTATATGCTTAAATAATGTGTCCATCCGTACCCCTTTCTTTCGTATTTTGGGCTTGCCAAAAGGTTTTCCACGCCGCTTATGACAAGCCCAAGCGTCCACAAAATACTACTAGATACTGCTAAACCTTAGTTTCTTTTATGCCGTTGCGCACCGGCAATGGTGTTTCAACCGATATGCTCAATCCATACGTTTTCGCCGGTTTTCGTATTCACGAATAGCAATGCAACTTTATCTTGCATCACGAAGCGAAATTCGTTAGGATCATAGCCGTTTTTGGAAAGCAACTTCTTCTGTTCGTATGTCAGCTTTTTAGGTCTTTTCATCCGTCAACCCCATCAATCAGAAACACAACAACATTCTTTCTTCCAAACGCTATACATTCTTCGTATGTAGGCAACCACAAATCCACAACTCTGCCGGATCGTATTGACTCGCCGCCGGTATCTTTTACTTCAAAATATCCAAGAAAGCTGCCAGCTTTTCCGTCTGCATCTTGCAGATATATAGCCATTGTCTTTCCTATCCACTCCGGTTTAGAAGCGGCAATGCCGATCC